GTCGGTATCGAGTGCCTGATCGGGACCAGCACCACTGTCACCGCGAGCAATCTTGCTACCGTGATCAACGCTAACGTGGCGACCCTTAATACAACGGCGGCTGCGTCCGGCAATGTGGTGACCCTGGTTGCCGAGGATGTCGGTACAGCGGGCAACTCGGTCACGCTCGTGGAAGGTGTCGCTGCCGCCGGATTCACTGTTTCCGGTGCCACGTTAACGGGTGGTAGTGCCGCTGAAGGCACGCCGAGCAACAATGCAATCGGTATCGCAGGCCAACCGCTTGACGCTGCCGCTACGAACCGCTGGTTCCCGTACTTTACCGGGGGCGTGTTCAACCACCAAGCCTTGGTCTGGCCGGCTGGCCTCGTGTCGCTGGAAGAGCGGAAGCGAGCGTTCGATGGCAGCAACATTGGCGTGCGGCAGGTTCTGTGAGCCGGCGGAAGGATTAAAGAGATGGCGATTACCTTCTACTCCACGCAAGAGTTGATCATAGTCCAGCAGCGGCTTGCGGACCTTCCGGACGGCTTCTGGCGAAACATGGCGTCTCGAACGATTACCTCCGATCGCGAGGAGATTCTGTTTGAGCGGGCTGATGTCGATAACCGGAAGCTTGCTCCCTTTGTCGCTCCGAATATGCAGGGCAGGGTGATGCGTGGGCAGGGGTATTCGGCCCAGTCCTTCCGCCCCGCCTACGTCAAACCAAAGCATGTCGTTGATCCGACCAAGGCGATTTCCCGCATGATGGGTGAGCCGTTTATGGGCGGCATGTCTATGGAAGCGAGGTTCAACGCACAAGTTGTGAACAATCTGCGGCTGGAGCGCGAAGCGATCGAACGACGCTGGGACTGGATGGCGTCGAAGGCGATCCAAGATGGTCAGGTCACCGTAGCCGGCGACGACTACCCATCGGTCACTGTATCGTTTGGGCGTGACCCGCAGTTGACTTCGCAGCTTACCGGTACTGCCCGGTGGAGCCAGACGACAACGGCCGATCCATTGGGCGATCTGGCACGGCTGAACGATCTCTGCTTCACGTTGGGCAATGCGCCGATTAACCGGTTCGTCTTTGGTGCGACAGCCTGGGGCAATTTCATCAAGTCGCAGAAGGTGCTCGATCTGCTCGATGCCACTCGGCGCATCGGTAGCAGCGAGTTCCCGGTGATCCCGTTGGTGCAGAACTCCAACTCGCAGTCGATGGGGTCGATCATCACCACAGGTGGGCGGTTTGAATTGTACCGCTATTCTAACTGGTACTCCGATGTCGACTCGACCAACGGCAACCTGACCACAAGGCAGTTCCTTGATCCGACCGTGGTTGTAGGTGTCGGGCCGGGTCTGGATATGGTCGCGATGTTCGGCGCGATCATGGATGCAGATGCCAACTTTACGGTCGAGCAGCCGATCTTCCCGAAGATGTGGAAGAATATGGACCCGTCAGTTGTTTACACCATGTCTCAGTCGGCACCTCTGTTTGTGCCGCTGAACCCCAACAACAGCTTTAAGCTGATCACCGAATAGGAGTTAGGGTCATGGTGGACCGGGTTGCAGTGGGGACTATCGTACACGGTGACGGAGACAACCGTGTCATCCTTGGGCCGGGTGAGCGTTTCAACACCGACACGCTCAAGTGGGACGAGGGCTACGTCAAGGAACTGGACGCTCGCGGAGTCATCCGGGCACCACGGGACGATACAGGCCGTGCGCCGGCTACTGCCGGTCCCGGTGAGGAAGCCGTGACGGAGAACCGGGCGCCCACGAGGGCACCAGCAGCGGCACCCGCCGAGGAACGGCATATCACCCGGCGGCGTCCGGCAGAAACCGATCTGTGAGTGACTGGTTCACTGTCAGGCAGCAAGCGCGGAGGGATGTCCACACCACGTTTGCTCTTCTAGCGACTTACACCGATTCGTCAGGTAGCGCCACCGGGCTTCATGTTCGGTGGCATTCTCGTTTTACGGCAGCTATCGGCGATATCCCTGGTGGCGATTACGCACGGGTGATGGAGAACATCGACCGGTTGGTCTTCAATGTGGAGGAGTTGGCCGAGAGACAGGTCAACCCTAAGCGGGCTGGCATAGTGGTCTTCGACATGTACCCCGAACACCAGTTCATGCTTGACGTGCGTGAGCCTAGCGATGGGCCGGTATACCTCATCTGGACGGTAACCCGGCCGTGACGGTCATCATCGATGCCACCGGGCTGCGTGAATACAGCCGCTACCTGAAGATGCTGCCAGATATCGCGCCGCGTGCCGCAGCACTGGCGATCAACCAGACCGCTGAGCGCCAAGGGCTGACGCTGGCACGGGAAGCAATGTTGTCTGAAGTCGCTTTCCCGGTTGGCTACCTGAATGGATCGGATGGGGTTGGTCAGAAGCGCTTCCGACTGAAATACCGGGCGGGGGTGGACCGATTGGAAGCTGGTATCGTAGGGCAGTTTACCCCGACCCCGTTGGCGCGCTTCTCGTCCGCGAGGACCGGTTTTGCCAGGGCTAGGGTCAGTGGCAGGCGGCGACGGCGTTCAGCGGCTGGGACGGGCGTTACCGTCACCATACAGCCCGGTAGGCCGAGGGCAATCAAGCGGGCGTTCCTGATCAATCTGCGATCGGGCAACGTGGGCTTGGGCATCCGGTTGCGGCCCGGTGAGACGATGGAGCACACGGTTGGCGCGAAGCTGATTACCAGTGGGCCGTTGGCAGGGGTCGCACTGCTGTACGGCCCGAGTGTGGATCAGGTGTTCCGCACTGTGGCGGTAGACATATCGCCGGCCTTGTTGGTGTACCTGCAAGCTGAATTTTTGCGACAGATCCAACGGATGAGTGGTGGAAGAGGCGGGATATGAGGGGCGATACCACACGGCGCGAGGAGCGGATACGTGAGCGGGCGAAGCGTCTCTGGGAAGAGGCAGGTAAACCGGAAGGACGGGACGAAGAGTTCTGGCAGCGGGCGGAGCGCGAGATCGGGGTTGAAAACCACAAACCGTGATGACAGACGATGCCCGATTCTAGGCAACTTGATATCCTGAAGCGTCTGACGGCCCACTTGCAGGGCATAACGCCAGCCAATGGGTATGATTTCGACCTGTCGCAAAGCGTGTTCCGTGGCCGGTTGCTCTTTGGCGATGCCGATCCGTCGCCGTTAGTATCGATCGTGGAACACCTGACGGCCGATGTGAACGTCGATACGACCGAGGAGAATAAGGTAACTCGGTTTGAAACCTGGGTGCTGCTGGTACAGGGTTGGATTTTGTACGACGTGGCGCACCCGACCGATGACGCCTACCAGCTAAAGGCTTCAGTTGAGAAGCGGCTGGCGGAGTGCATCAAGACCAATAATCAGGGCTACCCGGCGTTCCCCGATGCCTACTTCCTGGGTTACAAGAAGGGGATCACCGGTATGTCGATCGGACCAGGGGTGGTCAGTGTTGCTATCAGGCAAGAGGCGAGTTCAAGGGCTTTCTTCTACCTGCCGCTTGGTATAGGTTTGGCTACGGACGTGAGCGATCCGTTCTTGCCGTAACGGAGGAAGATCATGCAAGGCGAGTTGAAGAACTACACACTCGGTCGCGGCAAGCTGTATTTCGATAAGTTCGCTGCCGTGAACACTGAAATTCCTACCGGTGAGCGGTATCTGGGCAACACGCCCGCGATCACGATGACAACGGCGTATCAGAACCTCGACCACTACAGTTCCGATGAGGGCGTTCGGGTCAGGGACGATTCGGCGCAATTGCAGGTTGACCGTGCCGGCACGTTCCAGTGCGACAATATCAACATGGAAAACATCGCGATCATGTTTGGTATTGCGCCGCCGATGGAGGAGTCAACCGTAGCCGCAACGGCGCAGACGGAAGACATCGTTGTCCAGCGGGGGCTGTGGTATCAGCTAGGCACCGAGTTGTACGCGGATGGTGTTGGGACGGTGGCGAATGTTACCGTATCGGTCACAGCCAGCGCGGTCACGGCGGCCGGCAACTACCAAGTCGATCTGGAGAAAGGCCGCATCTTTATCGAGGATGGGGCGACCGACATTCAGGACGACGACGAAATCACCGTGACTTATGACGTTGTCGTTCAGGATCGGGTGGTCGTGGTTGACGATAACACCCAGGTCGAGGGGTCGCTGAGGTTTATCGCGGACAACCCAAAGGGGACAAACCGAGATTACTATTGGCCGCATGTGCGTCTGGCTCCGTCCGGTGAGTTCGCGCTGAAGGGCGAGACGTGGCAAACCATGACATTTGCCTTTGAAATCCTGATCCCGAAGGATGGCCGCAAGATGGTCTACATTCGGGAGGTGAAAGCAGCGGCGTAGTCCTCCCCCTGCCCCGGTTGTCTACGCGCAACCGGGGGCTTTTTACGGAGACGAGCTATGCCTTTAGCTGATTTTGTGCCGGTGAGACGCGCGGTGGCGTTTCCCGGCGGGGAGTTCGAGGTTCGCGCATTGAACCTCCTAGACATTAGTATGTTGATCGACAACCACCGATACGCCATCGACCAGATCGCCTCTCAGATTCGAACGTCGCGGGAGATGATGTTCCCAGATGAAGACATCATTCGCGACGTGATCATTGAGGTGATTCGCGAATCGCCGGTACTGGTGGCGAACGTCATCTCACTGTGTTGCGATGAGCGGGACCAGCAGGAAGCAGCCTTGCAGTTGCCGGCTACGGTTCAGGCTGAAGCATTACTGGCGATCGCGGATCTAACGTTCAAGGATACTGCCGCGATAAAAAAATTAGCCGCCGACGTAATGAGACTGATCCAGGGGATTCTCCCACCGGGGACGGTAACGTTGGCGCAAGCGGCCGAGTAAGGGAGACGTGGGCGATTGAAACTTATCGGGGGTTGCGGGAGGACGCCGCGCTTCTGATAAGTGAAGGCTATGGTCGTAGCGACGTGTGGGCGTTTCCGCTTGCGATGCTATGGACCGAAGCCGATATCGCCAGGGAACGTATCCATTATCGAGTCGCCACCGAGTCCGTTCTTATCAGAGCGGCTATTGTAGATGTATTGTCCGGAGGGAACCATCTGCGCGATAGCCTAGAGGAACTGCGGTGAGCGATCTCTCACGGGACATCCTGCTACGCATCCGGGCGCAGAATCTTTCTACGGCTGAGTTCAATCAGGCCAAAGCAGCGGTCGATAGCTTAACCGCTTCCCTCGATAAGCAGATCGCAGCGGCGAACAAGGCGGAGATAAGCGAGAGAGAGCTTTCTGCCACCCTGACCAAACTCGAACAGGCGAGCCGGAACTTCACCGGCCTTGCGACGGCGATTGACCAGTTCAAGTCGTTCGAACGGGTCATCGCGGTAAGTGAAGCACGGGTAACCACAGCCCGTGAGAAGCTTGAAGCCTACCGCTCCAAAATGGAGCAAACCAAGGACACCAGTGCCGCAGCCGAGAAGATGCTGGGCACCCTGTCCACACGTCTGGAGAAGCAACAGGCTCTCCTTCACGAGAATACGCAGACGTTCGCCGAGATGGGCCAATCGCTCACCAAGGCCGGCGTCGATATCAACAACATTGCGGCGGCGGAAGACCGGTTAAAGGCGGCAGCCGATCAGGCTGGCGCGGCAATCACCAAACTCGGTGACGCCAAGCTGAACCTCGCCGAGAACACGAGGAAAGCCAGAGAGGAATCGAGGAAGCTTGCTGAAGCGACAGCAGCGGAGGCAGCCGAGCAGCGCAAGGCGGCCGAGGCATACGCGGCATCCGTCAAAGTGCAAGAGGCGGGGCAGCTACAGGCGTTCCAGGCATTCAAGACGACGGAGAAGGCACGGGCAGACGCGAACGCTAGGTTTGTCGCCCAGGTTCGTGAAGGCTTAGTGATCGTCAGGAGGGAACAGGCAGAGAAGGTAGCGGCGGCTAAGGCTGCTGCGGATGCACAGATCGCCGAGGAAGCGCGGGTTGCGGCGCGGACCAGGGAGATAGCACGGCAGCGGGAGACGGACGCCCTTGCCAATTTCCGGCGGCTCCAAGCCCGGTTGAGGGGCGAGGAAACTGCTGCCGCAGCCCCGGCTAGGACACCGACACCGCTACCCGGTGCGGGGCCGCCGGGGGGACCACGTACCGATGCCATGGGGCGTCCTGGGCGCGGTGCCGCCGGTACACCGAGTTTGTTTGGGCTGCGCCCTTATGAACTGACCAACCTGGGCTACCAGATCAACGATGTCGTTAGCGGTCTGGCGAGTGGTCAGAATGCCACCCAGATACTCGCCCAGCAAGGTGGTCAGTTCATCCAAATTTTCGGTATGGCTGCGCTGCGCTGGTTCCCGGCGGTAGCGATAGCAGCTACTGCCGCCGCAGTTGCCATCGGGGCACTAACCAGAAACCTAAACGAAGCTGCCTCGCTACGTCAGTTTGATGCGGCCCTGACGGCCAATGCCCGTGCGATTGGATATAACAAAGAACAGCTAGTCGCTCTTCAACACACAGTTGAAGACATGGCTGTCTCTTGGGAAGACGCTGGCAAGATAATCAATCAGGCGGTTAAAGCCAACATCCGGCCGGAATTGATTCAGCCGTTTGCTCAACTAGCAAAGGATATATCTCGCGGAGGCGTCGATATCAACGACGCGATGGCCGATATCATCAAGGGCTTGACCGGTGGTCGAGAAGCCATCGAGGATTTGCTTGCGAAGTACCCGGCTCTTAATGACGCTCAGCTTAAACGAGTTCGGGCTTTGTTGGAGGAAGGGAAGGCCGGTCAGGCTCAAATTGAAGTCCTTCGCATCTTGTCCGGTGTGTATCGAGATGCGGCAGAGAGGGGCACCAGCCCGCTTACCAAGGCTACCGAGAACCTAACTAAGGAGTGGAACCATCTTCTCGATACGCTTGGTAAGAGTAAGGTTTTCAATGACCTTGTAGGTATTTTTACCAGCCTTGTCGGTTATATGGCTAAAGCGGTTGAATATGCGGACAAACTCGCTGAGAAGTTAAGTGATCCGAAGTTACAACTTGCCCTTAAAATATTAATACCTCCCTACGGCGTCGGGAGCTTGATTGCCGGCGCTCTCTCCAGCCCACCACCGGCAGCGACGGCCACGCTTCCCCGTCCACAGAATGAGGAAATAGTTCGACAGGGGTTGGCTACGCGTGGTTACTCGCCGGCTCAGATAGCCGGCATCATGGGGAATATTGCGATCGAGTCAAGTTTCGACCCTGGTGCGAGGAATGCTACTGGTCACTTTGGCCTCGCCCAGTGGGATAAGAATCGTCAAGCGGCTTTGGGCGGTTCGACCGATATCGCTACACAACTGGATTTATTGGACAAGGAGCTAAGCGCTCTAGATCCAACTTTCAAGAAGGCGGCCGGGTCCGCTGAAGAGTTTGCAGTTCGATTCGAGAGGGTATTCGAGCGATCCGGTGGGCAGTTACTGCAAAAACGTATAGAAGCGGCGCGGATGTATGCGGGAGCGGACGGCTCCACTGCTCCTGTCGTTCCTCCTGGTACTCCGGGGACAACAACTCGCGACACCGGGGAGAAGGAAAAGAACGCTCAACGGGCTATTCAGCAAGCAAAAGACCGCATAGCGTTAGAACAAGCAGCAAGTCAGGCGGAAGAGCGGCGAGAGTTTGAACGACAAACTCGGGTTCGCGCCCAAGAGGAGTCGAGTGAAACACTTAAACAGAACGAGATTGTCCGATTAGCTTTGGTGGAGTTTGATCAACGTAAGAAGCGGGAAAACTTTGCCATAGAAGAACAGGAGAACAAACAGCGTATCCAAGACGGTAATGATTACATCCGCATTCAGGCAGCCGGTGCCGCAGCGGTAGCGAAAGCTACAGCAGAGGGTATTAAAGGCTACGAGGCGCTGAGGGCGGTTAAAGATAGGGGCGAAGCTGAGGCGCGGGCACAAGTACAACGGGAAAAGACCGAGCGGGATCAGGTTGACGCCACTGACAAGCGGATAGCTGAGCTTCGTCGTTCCCTTCTCAACGAGCAGAAATCTGCCCTCGACCAACTCAACACTGCAACTAATCTGAAGTACGACACCGAGATCAAGCAACTCGAAAAGCTGGCAGAACGTCAAACAACTACGGATAAGGCCAAGCTCGATTCACAAAAGCAAGAGCTTGAGAACTTGCGCCAGATGGAGCTTGCCCGCAATAACCTGACGGCAGCCCAGAAGGCAGGACAAGAAACCGCACAAACTCGGCAAGCTCTCGTTTCGACTGCCGATAGGCTGTACGATCTCGGTGCGATTGATCTCACTGAGAAACTGCGGTTGCAAAAAGAGGCGTTCGATCTCACGAGAGATGCGAGTATTAAAGCCGCCGAAGCGATCGAGAAATACATCCAAACGCAAAATAATTTAAGCCCGACAAAAATTGCCGAACTGACCGCAGAGGCTAAAAAGTTCCGAGCGGAAGCGCAGTACATCGACCCGTTCTGGAAGGGTTTGAAGGATACGTTTACTGGATCGTTTAGTACCGGCCTCGCGACCGCATTCGATACCGTGGCTCAGTCGATCGGCAACGCCATCGCGAAGACCGGGCAGTGGAAAGACGTTCTTACGTCGGTCAAGAACGCCGGTATGAACCTGTTCGCGCAGTTGTTGAAGGACATCGCGAATTACATCCTTAAGGCTGAGGCAGCCAAGCTTGCGTCTAGTTTGTTCGGTGTCGATACCGGTGGTGCCGGCGGCGGCGGTATCGGCGGCTTCTTCGGTAAACTGTTAGGGTTCGGCAGCCAGACAGGTACGAATCTGGCAGGAGCTACGATAAGCGGGACCGCTTCGACGGTGGCACCGGTTGCAACCAGTACGCTCGCGCCCGAAGTGTCGATGCTGTTCTTCCATAGAGGCGGTGTTGTTGGGCGTGCCGGTGTCCCGGCATTGGCACCGGCATCGTGGTGGGACAATGCACCTCGCTACCATCGGGGGTCGGTGGTCGGGATGGGCGTAAACGAGCAGGCCGCGATCCTACAGCGGGGTGAAGAGGTACTGACCAGGGATGACCCACGCAACGTGATGAACCGTGCTGGCGGCGGCGGCGGCGGCGGGGCCATCAACATCAGGTCGGTGTTGGTCGATGACCCGCAGCGCATCCCGCATGCGATGTCATCGTCAGCCGGTGAGCGGATAGTGGTGCAGCATTTGGTCAAGAATGCTGCCACCATCCGTAGCATCGTGAGAGGCTGACATGCCGGCGCTGTGGGCAACTGACACGGTGGTGTCACCGGGTGCGTTCGGTGGCAAGACTGCCTTGCCCAATGGTTCCACGATGTATCCGGGCCAGTGGGTGGATAGCCCGAATGCGGTTTTCCGGTTGCTATTCCAGAAAGACGGCAATCTGGTTCTGTTGCAGTTGCCGTCTACGGTCTTATGGGCGACCGCTACCGAGGATCAGGGTGCTACCAAGCTCGTCATGCAACCTGACGGCAACCTCGTCATCTACGCTGATACGGAGCCGCTGTGGGCGAGTGACACGGATGACAATGAGGGTGCCTACCTGACGCTCCAGAATGACGGCAACCTTGCCATCTACTCGTTTGAGTCACTAGAGAAGCTGGCAGTGTGGACCCTGCGCCCCAATTGGCGAGGCGGTCTGACTGAGACGCTGGAATGGCTGACAACCGTTGCCCAATCCCCGATGGCGATTGAGCAGCGGATGGGGCTGCGGGTCAGCCCGAGACAGCGGTTCGAATATAGCTACATGCTGTACGGACCCAACCGGACCTATCTTGACTTGTTGACCATTGCGACGGCGGGTTCACCGATCTATGTCCCCCTGTGGCACGATGTCTGTCACCTCACGGTAGCGGCTGCTGGTGGCGATACGACGATCTATCTCGACACCAGCTATACCGAGCTTCAAAGCTGCCGGTACGCGATGCTTGTCAACTTAGATCGCGACCCATTCGTGTACGAGTTGGTCGAGATCGCCGGCTACGGCACTGATTACCTTTCACTGGCCGCCCCTATTACCGGTAGTTGGTCGGTCGGTATGCGGGTGTTACCGGCTAAAAAGTGTAAACTAGAAACTCAACCACAATTCTCGCGGCGAGCCGATCGCACTGCGGAGATTCGAGCACGATTCCAATCGCTGGAGCCGAACCGTTCAAACGCTGTGTCACGCCTTGGTATCTACCGTAACAACTATGTATTGGAGGAGGACACCGACGAAGTTGATTTGTCGGTACGCTATGACCGCACATGGTTTCAACTTGATAACAATACCGGCATTCCGATCCTTTACGATGTTGCCGGTTTCACGCATCAGGATTTCGCATGGTTCGCCAAAGGTCGGGCGGCGCATTGGCGACTACGAGGGCTGTTCTACACGCTGATGGGACGCCTGATGCCGCTTTGGCTGCCATCAGGCATGATGGACTTTGATTTGGTCGAGCCTATGCTCGCGAATGATACCACGATGTTGGTCAAACGTTGTGGTTATACTGATATGGGCGGGCCGTTCGAACATCGTAACCACATCGTTATCCAACTCCGTGATGGAGCACGACTTTACCGGGAAATCGTTGCAGCGGCGAATGTGGGCGATGACGGGGAGTATGAGCAACTCGTGATCGATCTGCAACTTGGTCGAGATGTCGGGCTGAAGGATGTAAGGAGGATCAGTTTCCTGACGATCGCGCGGCTGGATCAGGACGAAGTTGAGTTTGTACATCCTGTTGACACGCAAGGGGTCACAACGGTCAATGCAGTATTTCGGACTGCGATAAAGAGCGGACCCGGTCCCGTTCCACCCGAACCGTTTCCGGCGGTCCTATTTCAAGTACCCATTCCGGTCCCACTTTATAGGTCGAGGGCCGTTTACATAGAAATGCAAACAATGTTGCAGAGTGCGGGGCCGTTAGCCGGCGTTGGTTCCACGCCAACAGGCATTTACAGTCTCTGGTATCGCCAGTACGCAACATATCCGGGTGAGGACTCTGGGCTTACGTTAGGTTGGTATAATGTGTTCACCATACTTACCTCGTTGCTTGCTTCACCCGCTGGCACCTACTTTCCAGGGGTGCAGTTAACATCCGGTGGCAGCGCTCATGGCACTTACAACATGATTTTCAATCCAGTTAATAATGACGTTCCAAGGGTGACGCAATTGATGACCGATTTTAATCCGGTTGAGATCAATCAGGATGATGGTCATTGGCACCACATTATATTTGCATGGGATCTGAGCACCTCTGATCCCTACACAAGGTTCCACTGCTACGTTGACGGGGTATCCCGTCGCGATGCTATCGGGGATATAATCGGTACGATCCCACCGACGACAATTGATTATTCATCCGCGCCAGTAAACTTGTTAGGCAATAGCAACGGGCCGCTTTATAATTCCTTTCAAGATGGCATGTTTGCAGAGCTTTACTTTGCTCCGGGGCAGTATCTCGATTTGTCCAACTCAGCCAATTTGGCAAAGTTCTACGATGATGGCTATGCGGTTGAGCTTGGCAGTAACGGAGCGACGCCAACTGGCACCGCACCCGCAGTTTACCTTGGAGGCAATGTGGACGAGTTTGCGGATAACCGGGGGACCGGTGGTACGATCAATGTATTGCGATCTACTCCTGATACCAATGCCGGCACGTATGATATCGATACAACCAGTATATCCCATACGATAGACGGGGTGTTCGTTTATGGACCGGCACCGTTCCCAAGACCGCACGACCCGTTTCCGGGTACTCCAACGTAGAGGTCAGCATGGCTTACGCGACTTTCCTTTTTGCGGAGGAATCTGACGATCTCGGAGGGGTAACCGACACCTTCCTGCTGGCTGGTTGGTTGCAGATCCCGCCATTTGACGACACGGTTCAGGTGTTTGCTCCGATCGCCGACGAGTGGGGTATCTTTTTCATCGAGTTGGCATTTTCCAGCGGCATCATGACCCTGATCGCGAACATCAGGGAAAGCTATTCCGGTGATTTTGTCTGTGGTGGCGGCACTGGGATGTTGGATGATCTCCCCGCCCACCCGTATATTCAAGGCGGTTGGAATTCGTTTGCGCTGAGTTGCCGGTTTTCCACAGGCACGATGCAATACATGCTCAATCGGCAGCTTTTAGATCCCAATGTGGATTTCTACACGAACAACCTTGTCACTGTTCATGAGAATACGGGGTGGTCGATTGGACCGGGACGCGCCCCTCCCGGCTTCGCGCTAAGCGATTGGCGATGGAGCTATGGCGAGCCGTTCTTCGATCTGTTGAATCCAGCCAACGTTGCTCGTCTGTTTGGTGGGGGTCCGGTGGATTGGGGACCGGCGGGGGAGTATGTTACTGGGTTGGTCCCCAAGGTCTTCTTGCACGGTAGCTCCGACACGTACATGGATAACTTGGGATCGTTGGGGCGGTTCACCGTTGGCGACACGCTGCCGTTACTGGATACACCGGGACCGGGGTATGGCGTCTCAGGTAGTATGTCGATTTCCGGGGTGACCACATCATCGGGTGAAGGCGTGGTATCCACTACGACCATCGAACGGTTACCCTGATGCCCGCTATCGGATACGAAGTCTCTGGCTTCGGCGGGCGGCCGATCGAGCTTTTCGAGTTCATCCGTAACTCGGGCGGGACAGACTATATTTGGCGCTACAACGGTTCCGATCGCAACGTCTGGTATAACGATGTCGAGTGGAAAGCGGTGCCGATCCGGCACGAGGCGATCCGTCTGAGCAGTGAGGCGCAGAGTACCACTCTGGTTGTGACGATGCCGATCGAAGAGGAGTTCTGCCAGCAGTTACGTTACTTCGGGACGCTGCCATCCGATACGGTGTGGCTGCGACTGCGCCGCGCGCACGTAGGCGATATAACCGACATCGACAGCATGACGCCCACGGTATCCGATGCACTGATAACGTGGATCGGCACCGTCAATGGGATCTTACAAGTGGACGAGGTTGAGGCCAAGATCACCTGTGCGATGTTGGCGGCATCCTTCCAGCGTGGCGGGCTACGGTATGGCTACCAGCGCAACTGTCCACACGTCTTGTACGCGACGAATACGTGCAAGGTTGACCGCGAGTTGTTCCGGGTGTTTGCGACGGTCACCGCTATTGGCGGGTTGACGATTACCGCTTCTGGATTTCCGGTAGACTCGGACGGTTGGTTCGACGGTGGCTTTATGGAATACCACCTCCCTTCGGGCATGCTTGAACGACGCATGATTATCACGCATGCCGGTGACCAGATCACCTTGATCGGGACACCCGCCGGGTTGGATATCGGAGACCCGATCTCGGTTTTCCCCGGCTGTGATCGCGTCGTTGATACTTGCGTCAACAAGTTCAACAACCTCGGCAACTTCGGAGGATTCCCGCATACCCCTGGTCGAAATCCCTTTGACGGTCAACCGGTGTTCTGACGATGAATTTCATCTGGGCGCTAGCCCTAATGATCATCAGCTACACGATTACGGCTTTGACCGCAAAGAAGCCGCAGACCGACGTTGTCAAGCCTGCTACCTTCGAAGACTTCCAGTTTCCACAACACGAGGAAGGAACACCACAGCCGGTCATCTTTGGGGACGTGTGGATAGAGGATTGGATGGTGCTGTACTACGGCAACTTATCCAGCCAAGCGATCCGCACCAAGACCAGCGGAGGCAAGAAGTAGTGGCACGGATCTACATGCGCCATCTGCGGGCGGCGGGGATGTGCAACCGCGAACCTCGTCTCTGGTTTGCCGCGCACGGGTTTAGCTGGTCCGATTTTGTCACGAACGGCATCTCGGTCGCAGAGGTTGAAGCGACGGGCGATCCCTTAGGGTTGGTTGTGGTCGAGGTGGCGTTACGAGAGCAGGCCGATGCCGAGCGGCGGTAAAGGTGGCAGCAAGTCGCAGGTTAGCGGCTACAAGTATACGATGGCTGTCCAGATGGGCGTGGGTCGCGGGCCGGTCAACGAGCTTACCGACATCAGGATAGGTGATCTCAGCGCGTGGTCGGGTAGTCTGATGGTTTCAGACTTCCAACAGATCAACCAACCAAACCTATTTGGTGGTGATCAGAAAGAGGGAGGGATTGTCGGCACCTTCAAGCTGATGATGGGTGAAGCGGATCAGGTTGTCGATTCGATTATTACCGGTGCCATAGAAGGCGGGTTCCCCGTACCCGGATGGCGGGGCGTCACGTCCCTGTTCTACTACGGTCAGATTGGCAGCAACAACCCGTACCCGAAGCCGTGGAAACTGCGGGTTAATCGTCAGACCGCCGGTTGGGACGGCGAGGTGTGGCGTCCGGATCTCGCCGTGATCCCGATGCAGACGGCACCGGTAACCCTGATCACCTTTAACACTCAGCCGCATTCAGGGGACGGCATCGCGATCGGCGATGAACAGGTGGACTTCTTTACCTACCTAACTGGCGCGAGCCACAACGTGGCGATCGGGTCAACTGCGGAGGAGACTGCTTCCCGCTTTGCCGCCGTGTGCAATGGGCATAGCGATGAATTGTATGGGGTAGACGCAACCGTTAGCGGTTTGGTGGTATCGTTGATGTTCGGCGACCCGGTGGTGGTACGCGAGATTCGCGGTAATTTCACCTCGATCAGCCAGCAAGGTGGCGGCGTCAAGGCGATGAACCCCGCCCACATATTATACGAGTGCGCGACGAACAATATCTGGGGTCGCGGGATGCCGCGATCCTTTATCGATCATGCGAGCTTCACGGCGGTAGCACAGACACTGATTAGCGAAGGCTTTGGGATCTGCATTCGCTGGAATAGACAGGAGGATATCGACAGGTTCGTCCAGATTATCGTCAACACCATCGGCGGCGTCGTTTATATCGACCGACAAACTGGTCTTCTCAAACTGCGTTTGCTCCGGGCCGACTACGCCCCTGAAGCGCTACCGATCTTTACCTTTGAGAACGGTATGCTTGAGATCATCGAGGACGAGTCGAGTTCGTCCGACACGACCTACAACGAGATCATTGTCAACTACATCGATCCGATCAGTGGGCGGAAGGGTCAGGTCAGAGTTCAGAATATCGCCTCGTTCCAATCACTCGGCACGATGATCTCGACCAGCGTTGATTATCTCGGCGTGCCGACACCGGCTCTCGCGATGCGGCTGGCGCAGCGGGATTTGCAGGCTAACTCGGCTGATGTGCGGCGGATGCGGATCAAGTTCGATCGGGTTGGATTCTCCTTCGCACCGGGTGACGTGATTCGGATCAGCGCTCCATCCCGTGGCATCGGCAACTTGATCTTACGTATCGGGGAGATCGAGGAAGGTCCGCTTGAGGACAACACGATCACCGTCGTTGCCGTGCAGGACGTGTTCAGCTTGCCCGCTACCAGCTTCGTGACGCCACAGCGAAGCTTCTGGATACCACCCGACCGCTCAGCAAGGGTTATCTCTGAGAGGTTGGTCGGGGAGATGACCTACTTCGATCTCAGTGAAAACCTACCACCGGCCGAGCTTGGAGCGGTGACGGCGGATACCGGCGTCGTCAAGATCTTCGCCGAGCGGCCCGGTGGGGCGGCGATGGATTACGTCGTTTCAAGCAAGACCACATCGGAAGTGGGTTTTGTTGAACGCAATATCGCCGGGTTTGATGCTGGTGCCGAGTTGGTCGGAGACATCGGGCTGCGTGACACGGTGTTCAGCTTTACGAGCGGCAGTTCGATGGAGTTGGTGACGGCAGCGATCGGCACGCCGATCGTCCTTGTTAGCCGGGCTGACCCGACGATTCAAGAATACTGTCGCCTTGATGACATCGATCTGCTGACCGGAGAGTTGACGGTCGCGCGTGGCTGTATCGATACCGTCCTGCATGAGTTCAAGAAGGGCGACAAGATCTGGTTTCAGAGCCACGCTCCCACGACAGATTTCCGGGACTATTCAACCAGTGAAATCGTTCAGGTCAAGCTGCTTACCCGCACCTCCAGCGAACAGCTTGACGCCGCTCTGGCTGATACGGATGAGGTGGATATCGGTGGTCGGCAGGGGCGTCCCTACCCACCGGGGAACCTGAGGGTGAATGGTGATCCGTATGAATTAAACGTGGTGTCTACGGCCGGTGATCGGGAACTGACATGGTCGCACCGTGACCGAATCACACAGGCCAATTTCCTACTCGAACATTCAGCAGGCAGCACCGGGCCGGAATCCGGCATCACCTATACAATCCGCGTTTACGATGGGGCTGATCCTGAACCGACGACAGTGTTGCGTGTCGTAAGCCTGATCGCTGGTACGTCATGGACTTACACCAACGGCATGGACATCGTAGACGGCCAGTTGCCGTCGTATTGGTTTACCTTGGAGTCGGTACGCGGCACCTTTCACTCATGGCAACGTTACGAGTTCCGGTTGTACCGTGTCGGCGCGTTCGATGATGACTTCGACTACAATTTCGATGGGGGACCACCCTGATGCCCGGTACTAGTGGACCCAATCTAGGCGTCGTATGGGGATGGGCACCCCATGAAGACGGGTGGGGTGTCGGCGGGTTCAATCCCAACTTCGCACGGCTCGACGCCTTAGTGCATCTGGCTGTGCTCGACCGGATGGACTCGCCGCCCAGCATCCTGCCGGCAAACGGTGACCGTTACATCGTTGGCACTGCGGGAGCAGGCTTGTGGGCGGGTCACTCGAACACGATCGCGGTCTTTGCGACGACCGATTGGTTCTACTATGCACCGAAGACGGGCTGGCGCGCCTGGAACTCTCAGACCGATTCGGTATGGACGTTCGACGGTACGACGTGGGTCGAAGATACTGGAGCGGACGATAGGTTCGACTTCGTGTCACCCGCCGACAACGATGCCATCGTCTACGATGATACGGTGGGTAAGTTCGTCAACGTGCGGCCGATGCGCGGTCTATCGTTTGGGGCTGACCCGGCTGCGTTGCTCACTGCCAATCAGGCGCTCTTCTACCATCGGTTCAGCTTCCCGTTTCGGATATCGCCGGATTTCGGCGACTATCTGGGTGCGTCGAGTACGTTGGGCGGGACTGCCGCAGCCACTGCCGCTGTTGTGCTGCGTGTGCAGAAAGCGGTTGCCGCGACACCGCTTACCTTTACCAATGTCGGCACGATTACGGTCGGGGTTGGTACGGTTAACGCTACGTTTAACTCGTCTGGGACTGTCATCAACTTTGCGAAGGGTGACGTTCTCCGCATCCTTGCCCCGGCGACTCCAGACAGCGGGTTCTCTGGGCCATTCGGCACCATCGTGGGGTATGAGACATGACCGGCTTTACCGATCGCGTGTCGCGCGGGGTTCTCAACCACGTCACCGGCAAGACGGCTATGTTCACCCTGTCCACAGCCTACATCGCACTGTTCACGGGTGTCGGGTTGGATGATGGAACAGGGTTTACCGAGGTGTCGGCGGCCGGGTACGCGCGAGTCGCAACCGCCGCCGCCGATTGGAATACCGCTGGCGGGTCAGCGCCGAGTACCATCAGCAATGCTGCTGCAATGAACTTCCCGCTACCGGGAGCAGCCTGGAGCGGGGTGATCGCTTTCGGGCTGTACGACGCCTCGACCAGCGGCAACTTGTTGGTGTGGGACTACCTGGGTAACTTTGATTGGTTGCCGGCGACGGTGTCGCTCGCTTCACCGGGGGTGTTGACCGTACCGGCGCACGGCTTCACGGCGGGCGATCTCGTCATCTGGACAAATGAGTACGGTGGGGCATCCCCCGCCTTCTCACAGTCCAACTTCACGGGTCCACTGACCGTCGCGAGTCCGGCCGCGAACACGTTCACTGCGGTCAACTCAGGTACTGCGGTTAATACCAGCAGCGTGGGCAATGGCATGGTTCGCAAGCTGGCGGCGCAGACCCTTGCTAGCGGAGTCCCGGTCGCATTTCCGGTTGGTTCCCTGACGATCGCCTCTGGATGAAGGAGGGCGTGGTTGTGGCTATTGTATTTCTGGAAGGGTGCGATAAATACGGCGGCGTCAACAGCAACACCGCTGGCGTGCAGGCGATGTTGCAGGCGGGTGAGTGGAACACGGTAGCAGCCGGTACGTGGAGTATTGTTAATGGGCTTAGTGCAACGGGGCAGGCGATTTCAGGGACAGTGGGCGTAAACGCATTAGCGAAAACATTATCGGCTAGTTACTCACGTTTGATCGGCGGTATTCGTTTCTCGGCAACCCTTGGCGGAGCGTTTAACGCCGGTATTTCGTTTGCCGACGCCGGTACCTTTCAGTGTTCCATTGTTGTTGCTCCGACAGGGTTGATCAGTTTGCGTAACGGTGCTCCTGGCGGGACCGCGATCGCAACGAGTGCCGGTACTATATCTTCTAACAGCACACACTATCTTGAATGGGACATTACCTTTGGTAACGCCGCCGCGTATCAGGTGTGGCTTGATGGTGTGTCACTGTTCAGTGGGACCGGCGACACGACAGGCACCGCTAACAACACCGCCAACCAATTTATCATTAACGGCACCAGCGGCGGGAATATTACGCTGACGGTTGACGATCTCTATCTGTTCGACGCGACCGGCAGCACCAATAACGCGGTCCTGTTGAATAGCCCGCGCATCGAGACACAGTTCCCGGTCAGTGACAGCGCGGTGCAGTTTGCCGTGGGGGCGGGGATACTGGGTTCCAGTGTGGCGCGTACAGCAGTAACTAATCAGCCAGTGGCTAATAGCGTGAACCTGAGACGTTTTACTCCGAGTGTTAATTGTACGCTGGCTTCAATCTCGGTTGTTCCAGCAGCAACAAGCGGAGTGATAAATCTGCGTCCGGTGGTTTATGGCGATACGGCTGGAGTGGCTGGTGCGTTGTTATCGACTGGCTCGACGGTTGTTGGGATGACTGCGGGCGTGGCTGTGACGATGCCGTTGACGACGCCACAAGCACTAACGGCTGGTACGCAGTATTGGCTAGGCTGGATGAATGATATTGCGGCTCTTAATTATCAACAATCAGATCTTAATACGTCGGCTTATCGGGCTAACGCAACGTTTTCTTCCGGTGCTCCCGGCACTGCACCAGCGATGACGGGTGGCCAATCAAGTTGGCTGATGTGGGGCAACCTTACCGGTATTACCGGGGCTAACTACGACGAGGTAAACAACAACCCATCGGAGGGCCAGTACAGCTACGCGTTTGACGCCACGGTTGGGGATGAGGATCTGTACAATTTCCCACCGGTTACCGCTCCAACCGTGCATGCGGTGGCGGTCAAAGCGTCGCTGGCAAAGAGCGACAGTGGCACGAAGACCGCTAGCATGAGGCTGAAATCCGGCACCACCAACAGCGCGGGGTCTGTCGCCAGCATAGCGCCCGGTACGACCTATGGTTGGGCGTCAACCTATTTCGGGACTGACCCTAATACCGGGGCAGCATGGACACCGGCAGGGCTTAATGCGGCCCAAGCGGGGGTCAGGGTGGCATCGTGACCGACATCCGCAATGCGGGAACGGTACGCGAAGCGCTGGTTTCCGCTGACGGTGAACTGCGAGTCGCGGGGGTTGTTCGCGAGACGCTGCTTTCCGGTGTCGGACTGTTCGCACGGGCATCGGCACGCCGGTCCAGTGCCCGTGGCGTCATCATGCCGAGTGCGATCGTCTACGGCAGGGCTATGGGCCGCAGTAGCGCACGAGGCGGGATTGCCGTTGCGGCGCTGCTGGAGGGGCGTGCCACGGCAATGTCGAGGGTGACGGGCAGTATGGGTACGGGGCCGCCGCCCACGCCTAGTACCAGCGGCTTCAACCGGGCAATCACGGTATTCACATGAGCGATCCGCCGCCCTCTCGTAGTGCCGTGGGCGATCTCGTTGGCCGCCTGTTTAACTATGTCGATACCCCATGGAAGGCGTTTGCTGTAGCCGGTTTGGTTATCGTAGGCGTGATTAGCTGGGTGGTGTACGAGAAACGCAACGAGATTATTGAGGCTTGGTTAACCCCGTCCACCCCTACACTCAAGGTCAATGAGGTTCCGGCAGCGCTAAATAAACTAACCGAAGAATCGGATGCGGACCTTGTTCAGATCTGGTCTGTTGATCTACCGAGTAATACGCAAAAATTTATCAGTGCCAGGAGACGTGACGGTGAACGCCCAGTAATCCCGTCTCCGCGATCCCTGCCGATCATTGTACATATTAGCGATACGAAGGCGTTGGTTGATGTTTTGAACGGTAACGCGGTATGCGTTAATCTCACCGCTTCCGGGACACCAGTTGTTAGACGCCTAGCCGAGAGGGGCATGAAACGTGGTTGCGCCATACCCGTGCCACCGTCTCCTGACGTTTTTGTCGGTGTCATCTACCTCGCGTGGGCGACACCACCGGAAGCAAGTTCTGAGGACGTAGCTGTGCGGGTGGCCCGTGAGATTGCCGGGACGCTGGCCACTCATTAAGGGAGACGAAAGGTGATGAAGACCAATGCTGCCGGATTGGATCTGATCAAGCGCAACGAGGGATGCGAGCTAACCGCATACGTATGCCCTGCCGGAAAGCTTACGATCGGCTATGGGGACACTGGGCCACACGTTAAACATGGCATGCGGATAACGCAGGAGAAGGCGGAAGAGTTACTGGCGAATCGGTTGGAGCGGGAGTTCGAGGCCGGCGTGTTGAAGCTCATCGATGACGCCCCGACCACGTATAACCAATTCAGTGCCCTGGTAAGCCTCGCCTACAACATTGGCCTTGGCGGTCTGCGGAGGTCAACGGTTCTACGGATGCACTGTGACGGTCGTTATGACGAAGCGGCCGAAGCGTTCGGCATGTGGAACCAGGGCGGCGGCCGAGTTTTACCAGGGTTGGTGCGGCGGCGACAGGAAGAGGCTGACCTGTACCTGACGCCGGATGAAGAAGACGGCTGACAAGTAGCCTTGTTGGAATACCGAACCAAGGCGTGTAGGCTACGACACGCTCTCACAGGAGTTTAACGTTATGCCTGAATCGTTTTTTGCGATGATCACGCCATTGAGTAGCGGTGGGACACCTACTCATCCGATCTACGAGCCGCCGTCTTACCCGTCACAAGGGCCGGGGTTCCCTACTCAGCCTATCGTCATTCCGCCGGATGCGATCTCACCGGGTGTACCTTCACACCCTATCTACCTGCCTCCTAGCGTCTGGCCGGGTCCAGGGCACCCTGCCCACCCTATCACGATCCCACCGGGCGCTATTGGTCCGGGTGTGCCTACCCACCCAATCGTTCTCCCGCCGCCGGCACACCCCTCCCATCCTATCGTGATCCCGCCGGGGGCTATCTCACCAGGGGTTCCGTCTCACCCGATCGTACTGCCACCGCTGGGCATCTGGGGCGGGGCACCTTCGTATCCGGATCAAGGGCTGCCGGGATCGCAACCGCATCCTGATCAAGGGCTGCCGGGATCACAGCCAGGGCCAGATCAGGGGTTGCCCGTGCCGCCATCGGTGTGGCCGCCCGAACCGATCCCGCCGCTGCCGCCAGCGTTGGAGAGCCAGACGGTCGTAGCGGTTCACCGACCCGGCCAGGATTGGGTCGTTAAAACCTATCCCACCGGGCCGAATCAGGATTTGCCGGCAGATCCCCCGCGTGTCGATCCGCGCCGTCGTTGAACTAGGTTTGCTGGGGGGTCTGTAAAAAGATCCCCCGGTGAATGCCGAGGATGCCGCTAAGGTCGAGTTGGCGGCGGCGATCAGGGACTTTGAACTGAAAGCCCGCTCGCTGCAAATCCACCTTCAGGCCGAGGGCTTGTATAAGGGGGAGATAGACGGAGATTGGGGTCCGCAGTCGCGGGCCGCATTGCGGCGCTACCAAAAGCGGAGGACGCCATGATTCTAGAAATCCTGTTCGTTGTAGTTATGTTTCTCTGGTTGCTCACCATCCTACCACTGCCACCAATGGCACCGTTTGCATCGTCCAACGTATTCTTTGCGTTTGTTGCGGTGCTGTTACTTGGACTCTATATCTTCCTGCCCGGTATGCGGTAAACGTTTTCCAGTGCTGCTTCGATCTTTTCAAGGTCTTTGCGGGCAGAGTGGCACGCTAAACCGTAGCCGAAGCCAAAACACCCGATCATCAGCGCGATAGCTATGTCGATTGGCATTCAATATTCGTCCGGTAGTAACAAAGTTGTCACGCTGCGATCTGCCTCAGTGATGATCCACAGCGTGTTATCACCGTATCCCAGGCTTGGTTTCTTTGGGTCGATCTGGTAAGCCGACATGATACGAGTGCCGTCTTTCACGGCGGCGTCATTGACTGCCTTGTCTTGTGTGTGGAGGTTGCCCCAGTCGCCCGCCGCGTGTCGCCTAACACACGAGATCAGGTGGGGCTTTTGTAGCAAAAACGCACTCAGAACGCCGGGTGTAGCAACGATCTGGCCCAAGTCGAACAATCTCACCCCTTGACGTGGGTGTGACGCGTAACCCATTTTCCACTCCCCCTGACATATGGTCTGACTAACCAGTGCTTGTCGCCACGGCGGGCTAAGTAGCTTGAAACGTAATGGATGCGTGGCGACTTACGCGCATACGTTGACCGGGGTGCCCCGTTGACGGCGCGGTTGCCGTGAAGGTGCATTACAACTTCTGTGTGGTCGAGGAGAGGTGCTTCCCGTTTGCGGGTGCGTACCTTGTTGATCTTGGTACGATCGATCTGCCGGTAGGTAACCGTAGGACGTGAGGCGGTTAGCAGCAGTACGATCGCCCAGATGTCGATGTACTCGCCCACTACGTCAGCGTAATTAGAGTGGAGCAGATACCGTATGTCATGCCCACCCTCCACCATGATCGCGAAGAACTCTTTGCCCCACTCGCTAGGTTTGTGGTGGACCGTTTCCCATATGTCGTATAAGGCTTCGAGTTGGACGGGGTTCTCTTTCCACAGGTCGATCAGCGCGCCAGTCTGGAACGCAGCCAACCGATCGGAACGGGTTTCAATGAAACGGGAATCAAGATCGAAGTAAGCTGTGATCGGCGCAACGTGCGGCACTTCAACCCGTGAAGACGACCACGCCCACGTAGCCGTGCCTCTCCGACCACCCTCCTCCGTTTCCAGTAGGAACCCTATACGATCGGGTAACGGTCGATCGGGCGTTATACCCTCTTCCCCGAACTCTCGCCGTAGGCGAGCACGGCCACGTTCCTCCCACTCCACCCACATCACCGGATAGGGCACCCGTACATGGGCGAGGGCATCGAGGAGGATGCGCGGACGGCCAAGGGTCAACTCGACCGATGCCTGGGTCGCGGCAAGGTCCAACAGGAAGCGTGGCGCACCGGCCATGCGGCGGTACAAGTCGGGGAAGATCCAGAGAAGTGGTTCGTCGGGGGAGACGACCGGGTCAGCGGCGATCCGGGCGATGGAATCCATCAGGTACAAGTTATTTCTCGCCGCCTGTTTCACTCATTGTGGTATCTCCAGAATCTACGGCTGAAGCAGTAACGGTGGAACCGCCGTACTTTGAACCTTCTTGTCTGGCCTTTTCGTTTCCAGTTGTACGCTGCAAGCTCTGCGCGGCTGGCCCACACATACTGAATCTCATTCATCCAGCGCCTCCAAGAAATTTACCTTGCGTATATCGCGCCCGACATCAACCGCGCCGCATCTACGCAACCGTTCTGCTTTAAGTTTTTCCGGCTGGATTATCCCATACTCGTACCAAAGGATGAAGCAGGCGTAGCAAATCAGATGACGCCCATGCCACATAGATCCACGGAGATAGGATGAGGGGACGCCGCAGCAATCGCATGACTCCAGTGGCATCAGTTCAGGGGGCGCGTCCACATGGTCACCCATTGGCTTCTAACATCTCTTGCAGCCGTATCAAGGAGTCCTCGACTATCTTTTCGGCCAAGCTTTCTAATTCTTTAATCAAGTCCTGTGGATCATAACACTTGGTTTGCCGGATGCGGTCGATAAACAGTTCGACCAACTCCACGATGATTTGGTCCTTCTGCGCTTGTTCATCCCATTTCATGTTCAAAACCCTGTTTGTCGGTTCGCAGCAGCGGGTCGGGGATAGCGATCTCGTTGAACTTACCCCCAATGTTGGCACGTTCTACAATCTCACGAGCTACGGCTTCGGTATACCGGCCTGCTTTGGTCAACTGGGGTACATAGCCCCAGCGGGCCGCTCCCCACCACGCGCGATGCTCTTCAGACCAGATCACCCACATCGACAGAGTATGCGATTTTATGGTCTAAAAAGCTAGGCGGGACAGTGGCCGGGATATTGAAGATTAACCTACGGTAATAATTGTGATAAACGACCGTATACGATGCCGGGATAAGGCGTATTTATGATATGTCAGGCGATGTCAGGCTGGGTCAATCTGTACCATAATTAGCTGATAACACTAACGATATTGACAATATCCTGTTTCAGGTTGTACCCTGCCGTTTCCTGCTCTCCGGGACATGGGCCGGGACATTGAGGGATTCAGATGATCGAGACGAAGACGGCAAGGATGCGGCTCGCGGTTCGCGGCAAGCCGTATTGGCAGCCTCTGACGGGCGGCGTTTCGCTTGGCTACCGGCGGACGGAAGGGGTTGGGTCGTGGAACGTGCGGTTGGCCAATGGCAAGGGTGGGAATGCGATCAGGCGGATTGCTTCGGCTGACGATGAGCGGAAGGCGGATGGCAAGCAGGTGATGACCTTCGCCCAGGCGAGGGAAGCTGCACTGCGATGGGGCAAAGGTGAGGAGGATGTCGCGTCGGCAGCCGTGTGGACCGTAGATGATGTGATCGTCGCATACGAAGCGGACCTGGAAGCCCGTGGGGGGCTTAGGGGCAATGTAAGCCGGTTGCGACATAACCTACCGGCGACCTTACTGAAGCGCCCTGTAGCGCTGCTGACTGCCGATGAACTACGTAATTGGCGGAATGATATGAGGAAGCGATTGGCCCCATCGGGTGTCAATCGCTTGATGACCTGTCTGAGAGCAGCCTTGAACCTCGCCTTGACAAAGGAGGAACGGTTGTCTTCGCGTGTATGGGAAATCGGTCTGGCGGCATTTCCTGATGCCACGATGGCGCATAACGTGATCCTCTCAGATGATACGGTAATCCGGTTGGTATACGCGGCCTACGATTACGATAGCAGCTTCGGCCTCGTGGTCGAGGCACTGGCAATAACAGGGGCGCGCATCTCGCAGATCAGTCGTTGTCAGGTGCGCGATCTTGTTGACGGCGACCGCTTGATGGTCCCGTCGAGTGCCAAAGGAAAGAAGAAGCGGGCAACCAGAGTGCCGGTTCCTATCCCTGTCACCCTATCGGAGAGGCTGCTTATGGCATCCGGGGGGAAAGGTCACGATGAGCCGTTGCTGCCCGGTACTAATTGGCGAGACGGTCGTCATACAAGGATGTTCGCCCAGGTTGTGGAAACGATTGGCGAGGACTCAAGAACGATAACCTCGTATGCCCTGCGCCACACTCACATTACGCATCAACTGCTGGCGAACATACCTGTCCAACTCGTGGCGAAGTTACACGATACGAGTGTATCCCAAATTGAACTGCACTACGCGGCGACGATTACCAGTAACACGGATGATATGGTACGGGCCGCTATGCAGACGTTCGACCGGGGGAACGTGGTGCCGATACGGTGAGGCAGGAATGGCGTTTAATCTCATCCCGTAGAGGGAGCAAGCACCCGATCATGGTGATGACTGGCGCGCCCTCTGCCGCCAGTTGGCGGGCTGTCGGACAGTCGGCACGGTGGGCAACCATTGTGCCATTCGGGTCCACGGTGAAGGCGAAGTCTAGCTGTTGCATCGTTCTTTAGCCTTCAGACTTGTTGCGCCCGTGCCACTTCTCGCGAGCGTTAACGCACCGATCGAATGTCTTCAGACACTCAAGCAAGTAGTCCGCTAATATCCAATCTGGCGTGTTTGAACCGTTCTCCGCGCTATGGCGGTTTATAGCGTGTTCAAGTTCCTGTCGCAGATCGGCTTCGGCCATTGGTTGTCCATTTCCCCGAGGTTAAAGATCGCCGGCTGCCACGGGTGCCAGGGGGAGGCGCAGCCGACGACCTATCCCGTTACCGGGATCTCGATAAGGCGGCGTAGAAACCGACCAGAGTGAGCCACTATAAGAGGTTTCCCCGAGGTATACATGGCTACAGGTTCTCAGTGCGGTGTTGGTCGAGGAACTCTTGCGGTGGCGTCAGGATCACTCTGGTAGCCCCAATCTTCGCCGTCTTCAGTTCGCCACGCTGCATGAGCCGGTAGACGGAATTGCGGCTGATCCCGCCCACGGCTTCACGCCACGGGTTCACACGCCATGCGCGTTGCCCGTTGGTTTGGTTCTCCATGACAACAACCTCGTATCATAAGGGGCCGATGTACTGATCGGCCACGCTTTGACGGTAACGGAAGAAGCCGGCATACTCCGGGTAGTCTACAGCAAACAGGCGAGCGTAGAAGGCGACGTAATCGTTGCAGATCTTGTACTTATCGCTTGACTCGGGGTTCACGTCTTCTATCTCGAACCTGACGGCGTGCATGATAGCATCTGCCGAATGCTGCTTGAACCCTCTGTTTACCTTATGGAAGATCAGCCGAATAAACCACTCGTACACTTCCGGGTTCGCTTTGTGGTACACCGTCCACGCTTTCCAAATCCGGTAACCCGAGGGCTGCCATGTCATTGTTTATTGGTTCCCGATCTCCCAGGTCGAGTAGAGCGCGCCCTTGTACCTGCCCCTGATGTCAACGATCAGACGTTCCAGGGCTTGGCGCTCCCCATTCATATGGGTGACGACAACTTCGGTGATGCCGCCGTCACGGTCTAGCCTGGGCACGGCTCGGATAACTGAATCCCCTTCCTCGAACTTGCGTTCGCTGCCGTAAGTCATAATCTCGTAGGTCATCCGCCCCCCTCCTCAAGTTGGTGTGCTGGGCGAGTTTTTGATGCCAAGCCGTTCGTAGATATCTTTTTCCGAGTAGCCGAGGTCGAGTAAGCGCTTGACGATGACGCCCTTCTCCCACGGGGTGAGGGGTGTTCCCGTGTTGTCAACAAACAGGGCGCACTGGATGTCGAGATCGTTCATAATCTTGTACTCCTCAAGGACAAGAGCCATCCGGTGCGACGACCAACGCCGCACCGCATGTCAAACATGTTTACAGGTCAAACTCGGTTGCCGTGTTGTCAGCCTTCTTGCTGCGGCGTGGCTTGCGGGCGCGAGGAGCGGCCGGGGCACGGGGCTTGCGTGGCTTACGCAGGGTGGCGTTCACTTCCTCCACCGCTTCGGTGTCACCACCGCGCCAACGGGTCAGGAACTCGACGCAGGCGTTAGCGCTGGGCAGGTTGAGCGCGAGATCGATCGCTGCCGTCTGGGTGCGAGTGGTGACGCCGCTGCGCTTGGGACGCTCCGCCGTCAACACCTCGTAAGCCTTGTCCACCCCAACACGTTTCACCGTGTTGATGATGCGGTTGGCCTTGATCACGTCGTCCATGGCCAGCTTTTGAAACGCCATGGGCAAGCTGTGCAGGAATAACAGTTTGCGGACGTAGGTGTCGGTGATGTTCAGCCGCTCGCAGATCTCTTTGTTAGAGTAGCCGCCACCGACTAACCGTTTGATGATGACGCCCTTCTCCCATGGGATCAGGGGCGTCCCCGTGTTGTCCACGAACAGGGCACACTGGATGTCGAGATCGTTGCCACCAGCGGCACGCAGGATCACAGGCACTGCGATAATCGGGTAACCCATGTCGCGGGCGCGCAGGGCAGCCTTGTGGCGGGTGAACCCTCCCGTGATTGAGACGACGCTCTCGCCATCGAGCTTGATGATTTGGGCCGGCAAGGCTTGATGTAGGTAGAAGCCGTTTGCCATGATCGAGTTGGCGATTTCCTCGATCCGGTCCTCATAGGTGAGATTGGGGACGCGGACGTTGAGTCCAGGCGGCGCGTATATCTTGTCGAGCGGGACCATAAGCATGCCATTGTTTGGCTTGGCCCCGATGTCGGCCATCACGTCCTTGATGCTGCCGGCTTCAAAGTCGGCGGTGTAATCGGTTGCGGGTAAAACGGAATCCATACTTACGTCTCCATTGGCTTGGGGTGAGACACCTACAGTGCCTCCAACGCACGGCGGTAGGTGTCGAGAACGATGTTGAATTCCTCAACCTCGTCCGCGTCCTTACGGCGCTCGCGTATTAGGGTGTTGATTACCTTGATATCGAAGCCATTGCTCTTGGCTTTCTTCTTGACTTCAGTTATGTCGGCTGCGATCTCGGCTTTATCCGCCTCCAGGCGTTCGATTTGTTCTATTATCGCGCGTAGCGATTCACGTATGTTGTCGAGTGAGCCAACTAACCGTTCCACCATGTTGTCGTACTCCAACGATACGACGAACATAGGAGTACGGTCGCATACGGGCTGTCAAGGGTAAATTCATACTTATTTTCGCGTGCAAACAAGTGGGCGTGCAAACAGGTTTGCAAGTGGGCGTGAACGCAGTTAATCCGAACCGGGAACGCATTCAGGGACTCCTACAAACCGAGTTTGCCGTGTCGGTCAATGTCGGGCATCGCTGTGACAACGTGCTGCACGCGGTGCGACAATGTGCGGCGTTGATCTCAACCAGGATCACTCTGGCCGACCGTATCCGGCAGACACCGAGCCTGTCAATGGCCAAAGTTATCCACAGCGCGAATCAGCATTTGTGCCGAGAATCCACAGTTATCCACAATTACCCACAGTTATCCCCAGTTATCCGTGATTATCCGCAGTTATCCCCATTTTATCCCGAATTTCGT